ACCCGCCAAGGGGCAATACAATGATAGGGGTTATTTTGTTAATACGTTTCAATTTTGGCGGGTAATTTAGAATTGCAAATATACTAATTTATTTTAAGTATGCAAGCGGCCTATCGAATTTCGCACCGCTATATCATACCGCTCCAACCACTCCCGGCACTCAATCACCCTTTGTATTATCTGTTGCTCAATGGTCACATCACGCTGCACCTTATACGCTACCCAACGATGTTCGGCAGGGATGTCATCGTAGTTTACCTCAACTCCGTAGTTAGCTTCCTCTGGTGTATTGAGCAGGCCGTGAAATACAACAAAATTCGGCTTATCCCATAGCATCATATAACCGCGCCCTTGCCACTCGTAGTCCTTGTCAATACCACTCGTAACGGCATCGTGTAGGGTCTTGATACTCCACGCGGCCTTGACATCAATGATGGTGTCACGTGTCACAACATCAGCCGTTCCAACAATGTACTCATTGTGCATCGTGATGGTGTTCTTCTCGGCCATACCGAGGTTCAACTGCTCGGCCATGAAGTCAATCAAATCAAGTTCAACCATGTTGCCCTTGTCGATGTACTTGCTTCTAATCTCCTCGCGGTCGTTTGCGTACCATTCCTTTAAATAAGTAGTGCAAGTATCGGGCAACTTTGGGTTGTTTTTCTTTTCGATTAAGTCAATTAAGTCAAGTTCCATATTAGCAGTTAGTGGCTTAAGTCCTAATTTTTTTCGCTCAACTAATTCGTTTAACTTTATCGTTTGATTATCTGTTAATCCAACGTGGCCACTTATCTTGCCTATTTGGCTGCAATGTATTTGAAATAGCTTATCCATTGGTCAGTTCGGCCTCCATTTCCGCAGTTAAGGTGTACTTCTTCTTAATGGCATCAAGCGTAACCGAACCCGCAGCGATAGCGGCCTTGGCTTTCGATAACGTGTCGGAAGTCATTGTCGGCTTGGTCGCTGGCTTGGTTGATACCCTAACGGCATCGTGTACCTCGCCAAATGCACGGACTTTCTCGGTAGTTAATACTATCTGTTTGCCAATCCATTCCTCAATGAATGGCGAGTTGTGCAGTTTTGCAATGCGCTTCAAGTTAGTAGCGTTAGCCACCATCGGCTTGCATTCGGCAAAGTGTATGGTGCAGCACTCGGACTCCCCGCCCTTGCCATCGTGTACCATTTCCTTGGTCACTTTGGTAATAGTTACGGTCTTGTCGGCATCGATTAAATCCCACCCGCCAATGTAGTTCGGGTTGCGTAAAACTTTGTAATGTGTTTTTGTGTTCATAGGTTTTTGTTTGTTTTAGGGGGTTAGTTGTTGTATTTTGTTCTTTACTAATTGTTTGATTTCTTTAATCCATTCGACACGCACGCGGAATGCGATTGTTTTTGTTTGATAAAGGGCAGGTTTTCTGCCTGCCCCTTTGCGTTTGCCGCCTTGTTTAGCTTGCATTTTTATTTTATTATCACAAGTCCGTTTTTAATTTCTGTATTTTCATCCGAAAGTATTTGCTGTATTCTTTCGCAAGTCATACCGTTTTTGGGTGCTACTGTTATACAATTCAATCCAAATACTTTTAAATGTCTTGCTTCATAATCACCTACAAATATTGTTTGAAAATTTACTCTTTGAGTAGTTGCTTTTTTTAAGCCTGCTTTTACTAATTTTTTTGCTATGTTTTGAACCGTTGTCATTGTGTTTGTTATTAATTATGGCACAAATATACATCGCATTTTGATAACTGCAAACTTTTTTCAAAAATAATTTGTAACTTACTGAAAATCAAACAGAAAATTTTTAAAATAAAGTATCATCACTCAATCCTTTGGCATCCAACGGCACATTCTCTGTCCTGTCAATTTTCCATCCCTCAATCGAGTTGAAATACTTAACTGAACCATCCTTGCCTTGGTATTGCTTACCTCGTAGATTGTAACACACGGTTACGTTATCGCCCACCATATACTTGTCAAGCATCGTGCATTTATCTTGTGTGAATTGAATTGTGATGTGTTGCGGGTATTTGTCGGCAACGGTGACAACCATTTCACGCTTGGCGAAGTTGTCATTTACTTGTTGGGTGTTGTAAATTTCTCGGATTGTTCCTGTGATTGTGTTCATTGTTTTTAAATATAAAATTGGTTAATAATTTGTGTAAATAATTCGTTTGGAAGTGCCTTGGCATCATCACTAACATTGGAGTATTCGTGTTCAGTCCAATGCTCATCACCTTGGCTTCTATTAACGTGTTTTACCGATACGGTGATGCGTACATCCGTTCTGCCCTCAAAGTGCGTTAAAATCTTATCTAATAGCTGCGTGTTAAGTTCGCTGCAATCTGCTGACCACTCGGCAATCAAGCCAAGTTTGTCAAGTGAATACCATACATCTATCATAGCACCTCATTGATTAACTGATTAAACTCGCTTATAGTCAACTGCCCGCAACCGCGCACGGTCAATAATTTGCCCTCTGTTAGGTCTTCCACCGTATCGAATTTTGCCGTGGCTTTGTTCAGCACGTTTACCAAACGCTTGCTCATTCTGTGCTTGTTGTACTCGATAAACGAGCGCAATGGTGTGCGCCCGATTTCGCTATCAATCTGCGCCCGGTATTGTTGACAGATAAGTAGTGCCTTGTTGTAGTCGTTAAGCGATATTTTACTCATTGTGATGTTTGTTTAAAACGTTCATAATAAATTCGTTTGTTGCAGTCGGCCACGATGCTTCTATTTTGCCATCTACCCATAGGTAAGTAGTTGAGCCATCAACTTCGATGCTCATTGATTTGTCTTTGGTTGCATACGTGTAAAGTATGTCAACTGATTTTGTGATTGTGTTGCTCATAGGTTATTGGTTTTAGATTAGGTTGCGAAAATAGTGTTTATAGTAATATGATTGTGTTAAAAGTTGTTAAACCTCACTCATTATATTAACCACCGCCATGCCACTTGCTTCAGCTAACTTCACATTGTTCCTTATGCGCTCCCGAAACCTAAACGCTTCGTGTGCCGTTGTGAAGTCATCATTGTACAGGCCGACAACGTTGTTTTTTAGTTTCATAATGATAGCATCAATCACCTCCCTTACTTGCACAGGTGATAAGCGATGTATCATTGCAATTTCAGCGTAATGCAACCCCTTGTTATATTCGAGCCACATCGACCAATCACGGTCGCTGATATGTGCAGGTCGGATGCTATCCCGGTAAGCATCGGTGATCACTCGGTTGGTCTTGCGTTTTTTATTAGCCATTTGCCACCTCCTTTCTCCATTGGATTAGGTTCGTATGCAGGTCATTAAAGTTGTGGCATCTACGAGGTTGGGTTAGTTTCGCACCCGATTTTATTCGTGGTGCATTGGCAGTTGGGATGTGACAGAAGATTGCCTGCATCCATTCCTTTGCGCTAAATTGAGCGCGGATTTCTTTTAGTAGGTTCATAGGGTTTTGGGTTGTTTGGATTAGTGTTTATATCATTCCTAATTGAGATAGGCATATTGTGCAATACCTATCATATTTTTCACTTTCATATTTCAATGGTGTGTAATACCCATTTGCAGTTTCTTCAAATTCAGCATAGCAATTTTTACAATAAATTACTATACCATTATGGTTTCCGTATGGCATTAATATTAATTCTTCTTCTTGTTGCATTTGTTATTTATTTTATGAATGATTTATAATCAAACGGTATTCTAATAAATTATTCATAAATCCTTTGACCTCAATAGCGCATTTTAAAAGATATGCTTTTGTAAGTTTTTTTTTGGGTACACGATTGACATAGCTTTCGTAAATCTTAAATTCCAAATCTGTGCAATGCTCAAAAATCGTAAACCATCCGTGCGTTTCTTCTTCGTGAGTAAAGTTATCTAAATGAAAATTTTGTTGTTTTTCATTAAACTCTAATCTGTAAGTTTTTTCCATTTTTTGTTTGTTTTTAGTTAGGTATTTTGGGTTTAGTTTGTTGTGCTATGACTGCATCCATTTATCAATTTCTGATTTTAAAAATCTTAACTTTTTACCGCCTTTATGAACAGGAATACTCTTTGTATTTACCCAGCCATAAACGGTTGCTCTACTTGGTCTATCTGGTATGTATTCGCACAATTCTTGCATATTCATCCATCTATCATTACTTTCTTCTTGTTTTAATTCTTTCAATTCTGCCAAAACTTTTTTGACACTTTTTTCAATTAGTATTTCTAATTCTTCGGGTGTAATTTTTACAATTGTTATTGCTTCCATTTTTAGTTTGTTTTTAGTTTGTTATTTATTTTAGTTTGTTGTGTATGCGATATAATTTAGCGGGTAGCGGGTAGTTAGCGGTAAGTTGCGTGCGACTAACTATCGTTTAAAGTACATTATTTTTTTTAAAAACATCTTTAACTTTTAATATTGAAATGAAAATTGCAATTACAACGACACCACTGATTATAATGATTATTGCATTTATATGGACAAATTGGTTAATTAACTCAAGAATAAAAAGCAAAGCGGACAGAAAAAAATACAAGAAGTTTTTTAATGAACGACTAAGCATATTTTTCCAACCATTTTTTATTTTGACATTTCTAATAGGCATTGCACTTTTTCCTAAACCTGACTCTTGGGTGACTTTTGGTATCATAATGTTTTGTTTAAAATTTATTTTAATGATTATACAAGGATTGTTATCTATTCATTATTTTAAAGACATAATATTTAGTTATAAACTTCTGCTTTATGGGACAATTGATGAAATAATAAATGATATGGAGAAAAACATAAAAACGCAAGGATAATAAAACCTACCGCTAACAACACATAAGCAAAAGCGGGCGAAACAAACTAACCGCATAAGCCCGCCTTCGCTTATCTGCAATCCGTTATACGCAAGCACTACATATCGTTTGCAAAGAGAGTTTGCGGTTCAAAATTTTTATTAAAATCTCCCACCCTATTTAAAATAATATCGTAATACTTTTGTTCTTTTTCCATTACTATAAATTGGCGGTTTGTATTCAAACAAACTATTGCGGTTGTTCCGCTTCCTGCACAATTATCTAAAACCAAATCGTTTTCTTTACTGTATGTTTTCACAAGGTATTCAAATAATGCAACAGGCTTCTGTGTTGGATGCAATCCCACTTCGGTATTAAATTTCTGTATGCTACTTGGGTTGCGTAAATTTTCATCAAGTTTCCTACGTTCTCCATCTTGGTTATAAAACGTTTGGTTATTTATCGTTTCGCTTGTTACCTTGTTATTAAAAGTATAAGCACAACGGCTTTTACCACTTTCGCTTCTTTCTTCCATTATCGGGTAGTAATTTGCAGTTTCTTTACTAAAAACTAAAACGCTTTCGTGTTCCTTAAATGGTTGCCATTTTAGTAAAGCAAAATTACTTCCTCTATTCTTTTGCCAAACCCATTCGTGTCTAAACCATTTCGGCTTACTCATTACCAAAGCACTTGTAAAAGGCTGTGAAGCCGTTAATATAATTGGGGCATTTGGTTTAGCCACTCTTTCGTATTGCTCCCATAGTTTGTCAAAAGGTATTATTGCGTCCCATTTACAAGCCGTTGTTCCGTATGGTAAATCACAAAGTATCATATCAATACTTCCGTTTGGTATATCCTTCATAAGTTCCAAACAATCTCCTAATAATATTTCTTTTTTGCCCTCGCTCATTTTAATAAAAATTTTGTTTCGTGTTCCAATTTAAGTTTATCGTTTAATCAACCGTGCCAGCGTATAACAGCGGTTTTGCGTCAGTTTTTGCCTTTAACTTTTGTGCTAACTTTGAACATTTCGGAAGGCAAAAACCGAACGCAAAGCCCGAAAACGTTCAATCCCCCTCCTCCGCATTTATCCGCTTCATAACCGCCTTGTATTCAGCAGTAGCTTTGAGCCGTTTGATTTCGGCTTTGATGTGGTTTCTATACATTTCGGGTATGCGTATGCGAACGGCTTTGGGTTCAAGTTTGCGCCCTTGGTTTCTGTCGGAGTGTGGTCGTGTCATTTCTTTGCGTTATTACGTTGTGAAGTTGCCGCCCAAGTGAGCGTAACTGTTGTGAAGATTACAAGTAGGATTGATGCCATAGTGTTTGTTTTAGTGTTTAGGTTTGTAAATAATTGAAAACATTTTTAGTCTCTGTCTGTTTTTATCGTATCCGCACACAATACGAGCGTAATTATTTTGTTCTCGTAGTTTTTGTACAACTTCCTTAGCGTGTTCTTCTGAACTTGTCGAATACCTACAAATTATTGATTTTTCAACAATTAAAAACAAATTCCATCCGTTTTGTAACATTTTTTCGTGTTTGTCATTCCAATATTCATAGTTAGAACCTTTGTTGGCCTCTAATCTTTTTTTGTAATTTTCTGTATCCCACTTTAACCTTTGTTCGGGTGTCATATCTTGCCTGTGTCCCATTATTTGTTCAATTATGTTTGGTTCGTTTGTCGTTTCAATTATATCAATAAGGGGTTTCACTTTTAATGTTTGTTTTAGTATTTTTAATTTGCTCTAATGCTTCTTTTTTTGTTTGGAAATAATCAGAAACAAGCCCTTGCGATGTTTCAACGAACCATCCTTCTGTGCTTTGAAATAACATTATATTAACTCCTTTGCATTGAGTTAGTTTTACTAATCTGAATGTGAATGCTTGCGTTGTCATAGGTTTGTGTTTTTTGTTTGTTTCTATGGCACAAATATCAACATAATATCTTTACCTCCAAATATTTTAACATATTTTAACAAATATAAATATACAATTGCCTGAAAATCAGCAACAAAAAAAACGCAGTCCCTTACGAAACTGCGCCTTACTATGAACAAACACCGCCTATGATAACGATGTGCAAATATAATAATTATTTCACAACCGCCAACACTCCTAAAATAATTACTCCCAACACCGCCATGCGCTTGTGTCTGCGTTGTTTTCTTATCTCTTTGCGTTGCGCTACTATCAGCGTTGAGTCAGCTACAATAACGCTATCCTTTACCGCAATCTCAACTTCTTTGATTTGGACCAACGTGTCGCACTCTTGGACCACCAACTGAATGAATGTATCACACTCTGCTGGTGCAATGGTGCGAATGTACTTAACCCTTGTAACATACACGGTATCACGTATTCTGCTTTTAGCTTCGGCCATTCTTGCACGTTCCCTCAATACTTCGGTTTGGTTCAATAAACTATCAATATTGTGATTAACATTAAACGGCTCTACGTGCGTTCTGTGGCACGTTCGGTAAGTCATGGCCACCAACACAAGCAATAACGCGGCAAGTTGTAAATATACCCTCATACTACTATAATGTTTTCAACTTTGACTTTGAATGGGATGCGCTTGCCGGTATAATCTTCTTCTGCATACGGTTTCAAAGTATAACCGATTGGCAATGTTCTACGGCTTGGGAAGCTAAACCCTTGTGTCATATCATTGACAATGCAATAGTATTCGTAACGGCTCATTTTGAGCGTTACGTGACAAAGTTCGCCCACTTGCACTTCACAAATGTACTTGCTTATTTGCTTGCCGTTAAGGTATGTGTATAGAAACAATCGGCAGGTGCTTGTGTCTTCGCTTCGGTTGATGCCTATTCTAACCGAATTGATTTTATGATGCCCACGGCTAAACCCCGCAATCTTCTGTATGCCCTCGCTTGGAAGCATATCGGGGACGGTAAACTTAAAGGTCATTATTCGGGGGTTGCACACTAACATCCTGCGCCCTCCTCTCTTCGGTCTATTCTCGGTTCGGGTGTGTTATTGCGTAAGTTCACAATCTGCTCAACCGTAACTATCCCCATACACACCGCAGCGAATATAAGCCACGCATACAACGCTTCTATTTGAGCGGCTGCGGGTATTAATCGAGCGGTAATGTATATCGATGTTGCAACGGCTACGAATGCCGATAGTTTACGAGCAGAGTAGTTGCCCTTGATGTTTTTGAATGAGTCGAGTATTTTCATTGTTTGTTTATTTCATGTTGTAAATACCACAATGCCTTTTGCAAATCTTGTTTTCGGTTGCCTTTCTTGTCGGCTCTCAACACATATTTCAGCACATTGCCAAGTTCAAAGTTAAGGTCGTAGTGATTAATAATCTTAATCACCTCCATTGGGTTATCCTCGCCTCCGTAGTGCTTTGGATGGTTGACTGCTTCGGTCATATCACCTCCTGTAATTTCAACCGTTCAAACTCCTTAATAGTCATTGTGAACTTATTACCGCTTTCGGCTGCAAACTCCATATGTGGCATCAACTTGCCACCAATGGGTATGTTAATTAAGCGCAAGTAGGTTATTACTTTGCCAGAGTAATTGTATCGTTTGCCTTTTATCATAGTATTGTCAATCTAAAAGAGTTAGTACCAATAACCGCAAGCATTTGTTTTAGCGTTGCATTTGAGCGTGTTAGTTCTACGATGCCATCACCGTTGAGGTCAGCATAGCCACGACCAACACCGATGCAACCTAATAGGTCTGCTTTGCGTGTGTTAGGGTTCTTACTGCCGACATAGTTGGCTTGATGTATTAATATCCAACTGCGAGCGGGAACGTTTTGAATATGATAGTGCCTTGGATATTTTGCGCTTTCTCTGTAAACAACGTTATAAGTGCCAATAGGTATGCAGGATATTTGCGGTTGGTTGTTTAACCACGGCAGTTCAATCGTGTCGCAATCGAATATTACTGCGTTGTTTTGCTTTACAATCAGTTTGCCAAGCGTTTGTGTGCGCTGCGGGATGCGGGTGAGTGTTGCTTCAATCATAGGTTTCTTTGTAGTATTGTTCGGCTGTTAACACTCTTCCTAAAAATGTAGGTATGTTTCCATGTTTCCACGCATCTTTTATCTGCTGCTCAAACATTGCATTGGCTTGGTCGATAATTTTTGGAATACATTTTATTGAATGAATTTCATTAGAATAAATTATTTCAATTTTGCCTAATTGGATTTGCTCCACCAACCATTCAACTGCGGTTTGTTTTTTAGGTGCGCTCATTCCTTAATAATTGTATTATACCAAGTGATTAATGTAATCGGCAACGTAGCAAGCACAGCACTCAATGAAAAGCAAACGAACGCTTGAAGCACTCGGCTTTCCATTGTAATAATTTCTAATGCAATGTTTTTAAAGTCGGATAATACCGCAGTATTAATCACAACTGAAATGACCGCAAATATGGTCGTTTGGAATAGTTTCTTTTGATTTCGGCTCATAGGTATAGGTTTTAGTTCAGCCGCAAATATAGTAATAAATTTCAATCTCGCAAACCTAACCAAACTAACACCGCCCCTAACACGGTTTTAACCGCCCTGCGATACTCTGCTCGCATAAGGATGACAAACACAACGGCTACGATTGCAACCGCAATGAATGGCTTAACGACCGTTAGCGTTTCGTTGGTCATTTTTTAACCGTTCTAACTCTATTTTGTTTTTCTTGTAAGCAAGCCAACCGTTTACAATACCGAGTATAACCACGATTAACGAACCGATTTTGATTGCCCATTTGGTAAATTCGTCCATATCAACTCCCGATGTATAAAGTTCAACAAATAAAGTAGTAGTGCCTATCATCACTTGCAGTATTGCCCCCAAAATCGTTCCGCCAAATAGGTCAGTAATCGTGCTTTGCGCTTGCGCTATGTCTTGGTTCATAAGGTTTCAACTGCTATTTTGAGTTCATCCATTGTTTTGTATTCGGTGTCGGTAAGGTAAACGAATGTGATGCAGCCATCAAGTTCAATGTGGCATCCAAATTCATCAATCTGCTCAAAATATGTGCTTGTTACTTGCTTGTTGTATATTGTCATTGTTACGTTATAGATAAAACATTACATACTGAACTATCACCTGCTGCACCATTTTGAATAGCGCATATTAAGTAACTGTCAACTGTCCAATCAAGTGCAAGTGTCGATATCGCAGCCGTTGATACTCCGAAATCAGTAGCTGCAAATGTTGTGGCTGTGAACATACGTGTTCCATTTCCTGTTCCGTTTCCCACCTCAACAGGTATCCATCTTGACATTTGCGAAAAAACACTACTTGATGCACCTGCTGCGGTAGTGGCTAACAATATTGCACCTGTAAGTGATGCCGTTGTGTTCCAATATAAGCGCAGTTGTATTGTGCCTGCATTGCCTGTTTTTGCCGCCCTTGCTAATAATATAACAACCGACCCCGCTTTAAGTGTGTTTGCCTTTACAAGCAAACTTTTTGAAAGCGTGTTTGCCGTTGTTCCTGTAACTGCCGTTCCATTGGTGTTGTCGCTTACTTTAAGTGCTTTGGCTTCCCACAATGAAGTTGATGAATTGTAAATTAATGTGTTGTTGTCCGCAGGTGTTTGCGCTGATACATCGTGCAACTCTTCCAACTCATAGCCGTTTTGTATATTAACATACATTCGACCTGCTGAACCTGCGCTTGCAGTTGTAACCGTACCAACATACACTAAATGATTAGGTGCGTATGGTTTCGTTCTTGTGATTGCCCCGTTGGTAGCACCTAAATAAACGCTATCCCCATCAACAAATGGCGAACCTAATATGCTTAAGCCATCAATCAAACCTTGCATAATAATAATGCCCTTTTGATTAGCCGCAATGCTTGCCGAGAATACTACACCAACCGTTCGGGCCGATGTTGCATCGGTTTGGTTATTTGCCAACTTCACGGTCATTCTGTCCCCTGTACCGCCAAACGCATACACCACTTGCCCCTTTGTAATGGTCACGCTATCATCATTTGTAATGTAGGCAAACAAGCTATTCGGACTTGTACCGATACATTGAAATCCGTTAAGTGTCGAGTTAAACACGCAAAGCATTTCAGCACCCGCCCAAATGTCACCGCCTATGATTGCGCCATCGTTATTGCGGTATAGTGTTTTTGCGCCAAGTGTATTAATATCCAGCGTTGCCCCTGTTGTGTTGCCGTTGGTAAATCGTATTAAGTAAGTGTCCCCATCAACATAACCTGTAACACCTGTTATTGTGGTTGTGTACGTATCCGTACCCGCTGCGGTTGCCTTTGTGATGCCGCCTAAACCTGTCAAATCACTCAACATTGCAAAGGTTTGAGTGCCTGATTTGTCTGGTATTTCAAAAGTTGTTGAAGTTGTAAGATTTGGCGATGTTATAGATGCCTCTGCTGCCAACGTATTGACTATTTTTATTTGATTTGGCTTAATTTCTACGCTTTCACCTAAGCCATTGACAATACCCAAACCTGTTGTCGATACATTCCCCGCATCTAATACTTGTTGCAAGTCGGGGGTGGTGACTAAATTCGCCACATCCTGCACCGTTGTTTTTTTAGTGTCACCACCTTGCACTATCGGCAATGGCTCGGTGCCTGCTAATGCGCTTGCACTCGGTAACGCGCTTATTTTAGTATCAGCCATTATAGTTGTATTTTAAAGCCACTTTCTTGCAACAAATAAAAACCATCCTCTAACAAAACAAAGTAAGGAATGGTCGGTTCATCTGTCCCAAACTGCGTTGCAAATATAGTGTTAGTTGGCACGTTTGTAGCTATTTTAGTTACTTGAATTTGTTGATTGCCGATTGCGTTTGATGATATATCCAACCCCGTTAGTTGACAAAATTCGGCAACTCTGTTTAAGCCGTACCCAAATTGCAAGGCCAAATCCCATACGGACTGCACTTGCTTGATGAAATACGTGTTGTCGGGCTGCTTTGGTGTATTCTGTTGCTTGATGGCAGCCGCTTCTACTTTTGGCTTTATTGTTTCATCGTATGTCAATGTCAACCCCTCAATGCTATCGGTAATGGTCAATCCGTTGTCATTGCATAGCTTAACAGAATATTGCGCATCACCGTAAAGCAACACCGCAACATCGTATATTCCTTGACCGTTTTTAACTACGTATAGCATCGACTTCAAAGTTAGTGGTGTTGTTATCTGTAAAGACTACCGAAACGCTGCTATATCCATCGGCAGTAAGTTGTTGTAGTATTTGTTTGCGTAGTTGTAACTGCGCCCCCGAACTATTGAGGAAGTTGTCGATGCCAACACCGCAAAAAATGTACTCTTTCCAATCACCTTGGTTTGAGTTAATAATGTCGATGATATGGTCCTCATCACTATTGCCGATTACGAAGTCGTTATCCTTAATAAGAATATCACCCGTATCATCTTGTAAGAAGTCTTTAGCCGTTGCCATGTTGTACCGTTGTGTTTTCTATTTGTGAAATATTTATTTGTGGAAGAACAAGTGCAGTAAATGTTGACAATGCAACACCGCCATCAATAGGTGCATAACCCGCCATAAGTGCAGTTATTGCTATTTTCAACGTATTAATCTCGGTCTGTAAGTTGTTCAACGCTGCGTTCAATACTTGCACCTTAACCAACCCCCCATTAGCATCGCCCGCCAAGTATATTTGGTCAACCTTACTCACCATGGACACGTATGCCGTTGCTTGCGAGGTCTGTTGAACTATCACAACACTATTGTTGGCAGGAATTAACGTAAATCCTTTATCGGCATCGGCATTGAGTAGCACATCAAAGAATTCTGCATCACCATTAATGGGTGTGCATGTGCAAGTCATTTCAGTTGTGTTGATGTCGCTCACCGTACACGGTATGCCCTCGAATGTTAGGTCATTAAAACCGCTTAACGCTTGTATTGCCTGCCTTATATCTGTTACTAATACACTCATGCTATTCTACGTTCTAATTCGATTGTTTGTTTACCGCCATTGTCGGTTGACACCGTTGTTGATACCGATTTCACAAGGTACTTGCCCTTGCGCTCGGGGTACTTCCAACTATCAACCACGATGTAATCACCGGGTACTATTTTCGGTTCTAAAAAAGTTTCAAACGAACCATAATACCCCGTGTAATTGGCTTGCTCTAAAAATGAATTACATTTGACATCCAACTGCGCTTTTGTGCCACCGATTTGAGACACCGTGCGAACATCACCCGTTGGGTCACCGTAAGTGTACTCTGTGCGCTTTGTTCCCTCGATGATAACACCAACAACCTTGACCTTAACATCATCTTTTTTCAAGTATGTTAATTTCATCCCATCGGCAGTCATATCACGCTCAAATAGCATGTAATGTTCCGTTGCTAATTTCGGATAAAATGCCAATCCAACGTATAACTTGCCCTCGATAAAAAACGAATACAAGCCGTATTCATCACGTAGTATTTGCAATATTTTACCAACATTTAAACTTGGAAAACGTATCTTGCCTAAGTCAGCATTGATAGCTTCAAACGGCACGGATTTTTCCGATAGTACTTTCTTTAAAAATTCTTCTAAAGTTATTGAATTGGATGTAATGTTAGGTGCAATTGCCTGCTTAATTAAAAACATTTCATCCTCACACAATAATTCAATAGGCACGTTGTTGTTTATCTTGGCAATGTACCCCGTGAATATAACGGTTTGGTTTGGGTGGTATGCTGCGGTTATTATTATCCTATCCCCCCTACGCATGATTGGGTTTTCGCCCTCGTACACGTTGCGGTCATTGTACTTGATATTTCTCGGTAGTATTACTGATGCCGTTTGCGTTTGCTTATCGTACGAGCGTGCCAACGTAATAGTGTTGACCTTATCCCAATAGTAAGTGTCACTTCTACCGTTGCCTTGTTGTTGTATTTCTACCCTGCAAACTAACCTAAACATTTTTACGCTGAATTGTGTAGTCAGTATCCGAAACCGCTTGCCATTGGAAGTATTGCACGTTACGCATGCCTTGTTGTTGCGATAGTTGGCAACTTTCAACAACTATTTGCGTGATGCCTAAAATGTCGTTCAAAAACGTGCTTGTAACCTTTAACGGCACGGGTGCGCTTGCGTAGCTTTTAATCAACCTTGCATCAACATCGGGGTATTCATCGGGGTTCTTTGTTGCAACATAACCGCGTATAGTTAACTGAATGTCACCCATTCCTATGTACTCCTTAACCGTGCCGACTTTGTCAATCATAGCGGTTTTAATGATGTTTTTTTCAATAGTGGCATCAATGATTACCCCGTTCAAAAATAGTCCTTTAATTGCTTGCTGATTAGCGTTTGCATCCAACGGGTCGCTCACTTGCTTTGTGTTTGTAGCAAGTACGTTAGGTGTTTGCACGTATTCATTTGTAAAATCATTAAACTCATACGTGTTATATGTCGGCTGCTCAATTAACAACGTGTCATAAACAGGTGTGCCAAACAATGAAGTCGCATCGGGTTTATCCGTTGTGATGTCAAAGGTGTTGGCTAATATTGCACGTTGCACTATTGGCAGTCCAAACCCTTTTGATAGCGTTCTTGCGTTGGTCTTCGCAAGCGGTTGTGGTATGTAAAATTTTAAACTCATTATTTAAAATCTTTTGCAACTTTGGTTAATACTTTTATCATTTCTGCCTCTATAAAAGATTTGTCTAATATTGTTGCCTTTTTTATATCAGTTTTTTTAACCAATAATTTGTCAATATTTATTTCTATTGTTTTCATCATTTTGTTGCCATTAATTGGAAGTCATTAACTGCTTCGATAAGTGCTTGTGCTACGATTTCTTTAATTTCGCCCGCGCCCTCTTTTATTTGTGTTGTTTCAACTTTAATCATTTCAACTAACTTGTCGATGCTGATGTTGAAATTTTGCACCCCTCTGCTTTCTAATATATTTAATCCTGTACCGCCTTTGGCTTTATTTGTGGATGTTGGCGCTGGTGCGCTTGCACCTCCAGATTTCATCGGATTAATTGCTTTTGATGGTGCACCAACACCGCTTTCGGCTGATTTGTTTAATTTGTCGTAAGCGTATTTTGCGGCCATAATACCTGTTGCTAATGCTGCCGCACCTGCTGCCGCTACCGCAAACAAACCAACACCGCTTAAACCTGCAAAAAATGCCGTAGCCGTATTTAATAACCATTGCGCTACCGTTACCCCATCAAGTGCCGCAGCTAATGACCAAATGCCCCAAATGAATTTAGCACCTGTCCAAATTGCCGCAGCTTTCATGTATGTGTTGTATAAAAAAACTGCCGTTGCTACTGAAGAAAACGCACCTGCCAAACCCGCAATTACATCAATATTCTCTCTTACAAAATTTGTAAACGACCGTATAACTTCAACAACACCAACAATAACAGGCATTAACAATTCGCCAAGCGTTAACTTTAACTCTAAAAATGCGGTGTTCATTCGGTTTAAATTTGAAGTTAAACTTTCTCCTGCTGCATCCATACCACCTGCAAATTCCTTTTTTAATTGTGCAGCAAATTTAGGTATGAAATCCTCTGACATTAACTTGCCATCTGCAACAAACTTATTTAACTCCATTGTTGTCATGCCCATGGCATCTGCTGCTATTCCAAATGCGCCCTTTAAACCTGCATCACCTAATTGCCCACGCAATTCTTCCATTGACACAACACCTTTGCCTGCCATATCGGACAATGCTTTAAATGCTTGTGCAGTTTGTTGCGCTGACATATGGTTAACGGTTGATGCCATTGCCATACCCTCAAATACATCTCTTACTGCTTGTCCTTGTATTGATGTGCCTTTAAATGAAGCCGCCAAGCCAACAAAACCTTGTGTTGCGCTTAATAAATCCAATCCCATCTTTTGCGATGTTTCACGCAAATAATTAAAATCCCGTGCGCCTTGTTCTGCCGAGCCACTCGCAAAATTCAACTGATTTTGCAACCCCTCCATTGATGCGGTTGTGTTTACGATTTCTCTAATACCTAAACCAAGTCCAATTCCTGCAAGTGCTTTTTGTAGCTTGTTTGCAGAATTTTGAGCCGTGTTCATGCTCGTATTTAACTTTTCAGTTTCACCCGTAGCGTTACGGATGCCACTTGACATTAAATCTTTTAGCCGTAAAATATATTCAACCGATGTGTTGCTCATTTCTTAACCTGTATTGTTCCGTTAAACTTTAATACCCACAATATTTCTTCAATCGAACGCGCCCATTCATCATCTGTTAGCGTGCTTGGGTCTACGTGGTAATAAAAACGGATGAGTGCATTCTGACGCGCAAACTCATCCGTTTCAAGTAACTTTTTTGCCGAGTCTAATTTTTTTTTAACTCACCTGCTTCAGTTGACAACATTGGTAGGATGGTCATTGCCGCGCTGCGTAGTGCTTTGAAGTCATTGATGATGGCCTCAACATCGCCCTCAACACATAACGTGCGCAGGAACGACTCAACACCCATCAATTCATCTTTAGCAATTAACGCTGATACGGTCTTGTATGCCAGTCTATCCATTTCGCGCAAGTGTACCGTTAATGGTGCGCCTTGGCGGTTAGAAACGGTTAGCGTGTAGATTTCAACACCGGAAAACTTTGCCTTTAATTGTTCGATATTTGTCATTGTGATTGATTTTAGTTTAGCGCAAATTTACTAAACAAATTCAATATGTGAAACAATTAATTCCAAATCCATCGGGATTGAAGTGTCACCCGTTGCAGAGGTAATCATATTTGTTTTGAAACGGCAGTTGCGTATCTTATGCACAACGGGGATAAGGTTCACATCGGTAAACGTTACAATGATGTCAAACTCGGGAATGTCTTGCAATCGGCCATTTGGCGCGACTGATACAATATTCATCACCTCGTTCATTAAGATAGTAATGTTTGCCGATGGCTCGATTTGACCGAACCCGCGCGCAACAGGGTAGCGCCCCGTTGCATACACGTTCTCGATGTTGTCTGTTTCACCGTACTCGATAGCGGTTACTCCTATGATTGGTGTTCCAAGTATGATGCAGGTAATATCTGCAAATTCATACGCTTTGCCGTTGATTAACGGTAGTCCATTTAGTGCCATTTTTTATACTGATTTTACGAAGCCAACATTAATTTTGATAATACGTGCAACACCTAACGGTACATTTTGCAATGTCAATTCAAGTGTTGATGTAGCCAAAACATCTTGGGCGGGGTTAATAATTATTTTGTGTGCTGATAACTCGCCATCGGCCTCCATTTGCACTAATGGATTGTTTGCCAAGGTTTCAAAGTAACCGATTGTTGCTGCGGTTAGTGTACCATCTGCATTCACTCTTAACGGTGAACTCAAAGCAGGCAACATGTTGGCTCTAACAACGCGTGTAATCTTTTGGTAAGTACGGTTGTTTTCGATTGTCGAGTAGTCGCTTGTTGGTGTTACGGTTGTTTTTGAGTCACTCCAATATGACCCCGCAATGCCTGTTAACTTGCGTAGGAACACGTATGCGTAGTTGTTTAAACTTTCAAACTGACTATCAGCAAGTGCCGAATATAACTGACCGTTGCTGAATGCGATAGTGTCGAGTTCCGTTCCAAGTGCCATGTTGAATTTAGACACCCATGCGATTGACTCGCTTACAAGTGCCAATGATACTGCGCCAAGCATAGCACCGCATGAACCAACTGACTTTCCCGTTGCCTTGTAAATTTTATACCCTGCTGCAACTCCATCTTGTGCGATAACAACGCTTACATTCGGTGCGGTTTGAGTTGATAGGTCAACTAAACTTGCCACACTTCCCGTTGCGCTTATTTCAGCGTTTAAAATGATTTGCAACGGCTTGTAAACGGCTTCGTTTGCGTTTGCGATTGCTTGCAATGCTGCACATTGAGCGGCTGCAAATACAACGTTTTTTTCAAACACGCTTATTTGCTTAATTTCGCCCATGGCGAAGTTTTGCATGGTTGTAATCGCGTTAAACGTGTACGTGCTTGCTTCTTCTTCGTACAAACCTACATACAACTGCCCTTTCGGTTGAATTCTAAAATACTCAACAATGTGGTAGTATAGCGTATCAATCCATGATGCAACACCAAGCACGGTTGAACCGCTACCTGTTGGTTGTGTCCACGTGCCTGTTGAACCTCCTGTGATTGTTGATGCGTATGGTGTGCCACTATTCGGGAAAATACCCTCTCCCGCTTTTGTTGTTACCAACAATGATGCGGTGCTATTTGTTGCACTAAAACCATGTGTTTGCGTGCCTGCGTTAATAGCTGCGGCAAGTGCTGCGGCTGCGGTTGTTGTTGATACAGCATCGGCAGTTGTTAAGGTGTATGTGCTTAACACCGTTATTGCACCCATAATGCCTGTGTAAGTGATTGCCACCGTGTCACCTGCTGCGGGAGTACCACCCACAACCATCTTTGCAACGGCTTTGGTTTCGCCTAATGAATTGCCATTAATACCAAGTGCTTCGGCATCGGCTACGGAAAAAATCTTTTTGATGCGGTCATTTACGGTGAACCCTGTCGGCAACGTTGCGCCCGTTGCGTAGTAATGCAAGTGTGCGCTTATGTAATCGGTGCCGGGTAAAGCACGACCTAAACCGCTTGTGCTTTTTACGAAATTTATATTTGGTAGTGCCATTTCTGTTTTAGTATTAAAAAATGGCCTACCTACATTGATAGTTGGTAAGCCATTTTAGTTAAACGTTATTATTTATTAAGATACCCAAGTTTGAACCAAAGCAGCAACACCTTTCATGTCGGTACGCAAAATTGCAGAACCTAACATTACTTCCATGTTGAAGATTGAACCTAAATACTCGGGCTTGCCGTTACCATTTGAACCGCTATCGTACAATGGAGTCATGCTACCTAATGCACGAGATACTGATGATGAATGGAACGCGATGCAAGCAAGGTTATCACTTGTTGCTGTGGCTGCACCAAATGCCTTTGGAACGGTTGTTGAGTTAGCGTAAACCGATACAACAGGGCGCATCATGATGTCGAACCCGTATAGTTGTGCAACGGTTCCTGTTTGCAATACGTTGCCTTGGTTTTGGAAACCGTTGTAAGAAGCACGAATTACATCGCTGATTTGGAATAACTCCCAAAACATATCTGTTGACATTAACAACTTTCTGTTACCGCGTGGTACATTGTCCTTATCCATTTTAGCAGCAAGTGCAGCAATGTCAGCAAGGGCAACTTGTTTACGTGTTCCTGTTGCGCCCGGTGCAAGTGCAGTAGCAGCAGCAGCACCCGAAGTGCTTATGATGTTTGATGCACCCGAAGCAGACCAAGAAATAGCAACCTCATCACCGATACGCTGTGTAAGTGTGCTGATTTGTTGACCAAGTACGCTTTGGCGCTTGTCATAACTGATTTGCAATTCATCAAGGTTGGTAATCAAAGTCGGCTCAAGAGCGAACTGATTAAGCGAGTATGTTCTGTCTGCATCAACACGCTCATTGATTGACAACGGGAATGTTGCAGGGTTCTTTAATACGGTTGGATTGCCTCCCGATTGTGGTACGTGAACGATACCGAATGCGATATACGCAGAGTGGTCTACGGAGTAAGGTAAAAAGTCAGCGTTTCTGTTTAACGCTTCTTGTACATCCTGTACCCAAATTTCTTTTATTAGTGCCATTTTTTATTTGTTGTTTTTAAGTGAATAATTAATCGATTTGAATTTTTGCACCGCTTGGTAAAAATACCGTACCATCGAACCAAAATGATTGAGTCCATGTCTTACCGGCAACACCTGTAACGGTTGGGGCATCGATGCCTGTACCGAATGTGAATGTTTCAGTTGCGGTTGTTTTTACTTTGATGTGCAATTGCGCGCCTGCCTTCAATTCGCTTGATAGCGTTAAGTCAAGTGTTGCGTTGCCTGTCAAAGTAGTTAGTGATGTAACTACCGTTTCATTGTTGGTAATTGTTGCGGCTGTTGTGCCTGTGGCAGCAATTGTCAATGTGCCTGCTGCGCCAAATGGGTTGTTAATTGTTGCCATTGTTTATTTATTTGATTTTTTAGTTGGTTTCGGTTCTTCTGTTGCTTGCTCTTCTGTTGGTCTGCTCACGGGTTTGAAATCGTTGCCTGTGGTCTTTTTGTAAGCCGCTGCATCGTTTAACTTCTCAAAGCAGTTGCCATCCTCGAAGCAGTATAGCAAGTTGATGTTTGGGTTTGCGTTCCAAATTGCTTCCATAATTAAAACTTCTTATCGGTTGCAGGATTGTAGTTCGGTGACAAGTTGCTTGGCAAACCTTTGATAAGGTTCTCAAACGATACGCTGTCGTTTTCTTTCATTTCGGCAAGTCCTTTTGGGTCGTTCTTTGACCAATCATTGAAAGTCCAATTTTCGCGACCTGCAACGGCTTGTGGTGCATTGCCCTTGTTGTCAAATATCGGTGTGTATGCAGGTTTTAATTTACCGATAAGGTCTTTAAGTTCTGCATTTGACTTGTTGCTCAACAAGTAAATATCTTTTGTTGCAACATCAATTTTGCCCTCTTTAACGGCATTCTCGATAAGTTCTGCTTTCACGGCTTGCTCGGCTGCATCGTTTGCTTCTTTCAATGCGTTTAATTCGGCAGTTGCAGTTTCGATGCTTGCTTCTAATTCGGCAATTTTAGCATCTTTTGCGTTAACCGCTTCGATGATAGCTTCCTCGCTCGCTTCGTTAGATAGCTTTAATAAATCAGTTAATTTATTCATTTTGATTTGTGTTTTGGTTATTACTTTATTATACACCGCATACAATTCGCGCACACTTGCGTTCATTGCTGGCTTTACTTTTTTTGTTTCGATTACTTCATCAACTATGCCTAACATTTTGCACTCATCGGCAGTCATCCACGTTTCCTTATTCATCAAGTCCTTGCACTTGTCAAGTGTCATGTTGGTATTGCGCTCAAATAGTTTTGCTAATGAGTTGGTGATTAACATCAACACTTCCTCATTGTCACCTCCGTTAGCGTTGTGCATCATGAACGTACCGTAATCGGCCATGTATTTCTTTTGACCACATATCGCAATAACACCCGCCATTGAATAAGCCATGCCATCGATGTACGTGTTGCATGGTATTTCGCTGTTGAGTATAGCTGAAACGATTGATAACCCCTCTTGAACTGAACCACCAATGGAGTTGATGCGGATATTGATAGCAGTTATTTCTTCTTTGTAAAATTCATTCAACATTTGAATGTCCTCTGCTACCCATGCACCGTTAACACCCATACCCATGCCATCAATATCACCGATATGCTTGTAAAGCAGTATCGTTGCCGTGCCGTTGGATATGTTGGTTATTTTAGTATTCATGCCACAAAATTGGTTACATATTTGCCGATAAGTCCAAATAAGTTACTAAATTTAACCCGTTTAGTAACTAATATTTC